TGGCGATGTACTGTGTGCAGCAACAGGCCTTGTCGCCCAGTACCATCCCAGAATGTCAACTCGGGTGTCTAGTCTTTCCGAGGGTGGCGTTAATGGAACTGGCGGCTATGCTGTGCCCCAAGGTGTATTTCCAGATATGTTGGATTGGGTTCATAATGAGATTTTGTATCACCCGGGAAACCAAAAGGTTTATTGGTATTTGGACGGCGTCAAGGTCGATGAAATTGATACTTCAAGCTCAGGAAGTGATTACGAATTAGTTGGCTACTCTCACACTATGGCAGTTCTAGGACAGGACACCCAAAGAGCGTGGTGCCAAGAGCAATATTGGGGCGATATAAACTTTGATCATGATATTGGGCATGTGTTCGTATCAACAAGTAGTGATGTCAACTCGCTAACTGCAAAAGTGGAATCACAAGAAATCACCTCTTGGACACCTGAAAATATTGGCGTGAGATTATTTCAAGGGGCGCTCCCTTCATTGACTGGGGCTTTTCTTCATGTTGTTACTGACATTAAGCCAGACGGCCAGAAAGTAGGGGGCTTCATAGAGTTATGACAGAGATAAGGGTAAATTACACACTGTCCTCGACGGTACCAGCAGGCAACTACAACAACATATTAGATGATGATAATGTGGGCGTTGTTATAGCGGACTGTATTGACTGGGATAGCGGTCTTCCAACGGGCATATCTGTTGAGTTTTTAAATGCTTACGGCGTTACGGTTGGCTCTGCTGCAACAACAGATCATCAGGGTTGGTCACAAGGCTATTGGGCCTTAAGTTATGCTGTGGCAAGTGGCAATCAGCCACAGACAACAAGGCTTAGCGGGTTTGAGCCAAGCCAATCTGGTACGTTAAAGTTTTCTGGATTTGGCAACAGCGCGGACAGGCCTACACAATGGACGGTTAATGGGCAAACAACTGCACCGCCATACCAAGGCAATACCGAGCCGCCGCAGGATTTTGTCACCATTCCATTCACGGCTGATGGATCTGGCGTTGTTGATATTTTATGCGAGAGAGCGTCCGGCTCTTCTTTTGCTTACCAGAATGGATTTGGAATTGATTATACGATTGATACAAGTCCAAAGCTTCAAACGCCTCAATCTGTCAGTGGCGACAATCCCGCTCTGGCATTTACCGGCAGCCAATTAAGTACCACGGCCTTAGTGGTTCAGGCTGAATGGTCGCTGCTGCCAGACTTCTCTGTTATTGGCGGTGTTCTTTCATTCCCGCTAAATGCGCCTAGCGATGGATCAACATTTACTGCAGACTTCAAAAACGGCTTCGAAGAGGCTCTTGGCACTACGGCTAGCGGCTTTGAATATGTGCCGTTTACTGATGGTGCCGTGTTCTGTAGGTGGGTATTTAAAGACTTTGAAGATAACGACATTGTTTTGCCGTTTGACTCTCTGGACAACCCAACATGGGAGACTGGCACGCCGGTAAAAGGCTACTCCCATTATGAGTTTGACGCTAGTGAAGCTACAACGGACGCTGACAGCCTGCTTGCTGATTACGTTCCGTATCTACCGAGCGGACAGCCTTGTCAAATGGCAATGCCTAACAGCGTGACAAATGAGCTAGGCGGCACGGTTACTTTTGACTTTGCTGACCCTGATCATCCATTACCAAATCAATACGGCGGTAACACAGAAGCACTGCAGGCAACGTATATTGCAACAGCTGCAGTGACTACAAGCAATGGTGAGGCGTGGAGCCAGCAAGTATCAGCAACACAGTTTGGGTACGGCGGTTTGTAGGTCAATTCATTCTTTAGTGACGCGCTGACAGGTTATGACTTCTGCCCTGTTACAGACGGCCTAACGTCTGGCCCAAGCGCGTACAAATGCCGGTGGGTTTTTAGTGACTTTGAAGAAAAGCCAATAGAATTAGGGTTTGATAGCCTCTTATCTGCTTTTGCTGTGACTGAGTTTGATTACTCTGCTGCAACAACAGGCTCAGATAGCCTACTGCGGAATGTTAAAACATACCTGTATCAAGATCGTCCTAATCAGGTTGCTAAGCCATTAACAGTAGTTAACGGGCTTGGTGGCACAGCAACATTCAATGACGCTGACCCAAACCACCCAAACCCGAACTATAGAGGGTTTGATACGGAAGCTCTACAATCCACTTACGTAGCCTTAGCAGCACCTCGTACAAACGGCACTGTCTGGGGGTTGACTTCCAACACTACCCCAGCACCTTAAGGAGGCTTAATGGCCCATAAGTTACTAAGGCTCACAGAAAGCCTCTATAAAGACCCCCTACTTATTACACCTCAGTTAGAGGAGACTATCTACAGCTACCTCTCTGAACGCAATAACGGGGAGATACTACAGGAGCTTTCTGTAGCACAACAACTAGAGAAGGCGTCTGGGTCACTAGGCGCTACCTCAGAAGGTGGTGTCGGGGTTCTGTCAGTTGATGGCCCCCTCACTTACCAGACTACAGGTTTTGAACCTCTCTGTGGTGGCACAAGCTACCAATCACTTTTAGAGCAAGCTAAACAACTAGGTGCAGACCCAAGCGTCTCCTCAGTTGTTATGGATGTAGACTCAGGGGGTGGACAGGCGTATAGCGTATTTGAATCTGCTAACGATATTAAAGCTGCCTTGAATGGCAAGCCACTCATCGCTTATGTAGATGGTACATCAGCCTCTGCTGCCTACGCCCTCTCCTCTGTTGCTGACGAGATTATCGTCAACCCAATGGCAGAGGTTGGCTCTATTGGTGTTGTTGTTCGTATGCAGAACGACTCAGAAAAGAAAAAGATGGAAGGCGTCAAAGATGTCTATGTGTACGCAGGGGATTCTAAGATCCCGTATGCAGAGGATGGCGAGTTCCGTGAAGATTTCATTTCAGACATTCAATCTAAAGTTGATGTTCTGTATGAAGAGTTTGTTTCTCACGTAGCCGAAGCAAGGAATATCTCTGCTGAAGTTGTTCGGGGGACTCAGGCTAAGACGTTTGAAGCTAACAAGGCAATTGAGCTGGGTTTAGCGGACAAGATAATGACGCGGGAAGAATTTGCTAATTACCTCGCTGATATTAGTTCAACTAACGAAGGAGGCTCAATGCCTTTATTTAATAAATCAGACAAAGCCAAGGAGCACCTTGAAACAATGTCTACAGAAACTGAGATGTCAGCACAGCTAGACGCTATGCAGGCTCAAATGGCTGAGATGGCAGAGGCGCTAGAAGCTTCTAAAGCTCAAGCTACTGAATATAAACAAACCATCGAAGCTAAAGAGAAAGAAGCTAAGCAAGCTGAACTCTCATCTAAAGTTCAAGGTTACACCTTCCTGCAAGACACTGAAGCTGTAGTTGCTATGGCGGAAGGTATGGAAGACAGCACTGTACTGTTCTCTGCTTTCGACGCTGCTCAAGAAGCTATTAATTCTGCGGAGGCTAAGGCCGAGGAAGCAGAATCTATTGAAGCTTCTAAAGAAGAAGCTGAAGAAAAACTGAATGCTTCTGTTGAAGCAAACTCTGAAATGTTCCAAGAAGTAGCTGCCAAGGCTGATGAGGAAGCATTAGCTGACAGCATTGACGCACGTAAAGATGCTATCGCTGCAAAAATGATTGCCTTCGGCAACAAAAAATCTAAGTAAGACAAAGAATCTAGGAGATTATAAATGTCTAACCCACAAGCTCTGGTAGCTACCCGTAAAACCCGTCTTGGTGATGTTCTGAAGCACGAGTACGGCCTGAAAGATTTCTATGCCCGTGAGAATCGTTCTTTGACTGTTTCTGGTGAAGAACAGATCGGCACTGTATACAAAGCTGACGGCACTATCCTGCTGGCTGCTGAAGTAGCCGCACTGACTGGTGACGATAACCTGTCTATTTTGGTTGATGATTGCATTTACACAGATGGCCTAGGTGCTGGCACTCGCGAGTACGCTGTTATCTGGCGTGGCCCTGCCGTACTTCGCCGTAAAGGTTTGAAGTTTGGCGACACCCTTTCTGAAGGTCAAATTGACACTGTAGTTGCTTCCCTTGTTGCCCAAGGCTTCAAAGTTGGCCCAACCCTTTAATAAAACATTTTAAACAGATTTAAGGAATTGTAACAATGGTAGCAACTCGCAACCCTAATGACTTTAACAGCATGATTGAATGGACTGACAAGATTGAGCAGGTCGCCAATCAGTCAGGTTTCATTAAAGGTATGGGCTTCTTCTCAAGCTCTTTCACCGACCAAGAAGCTGTTCTCTTTGACCGCATCGAAAACGATGTAACCATGTTGGCTTCAGCTAACCGCCGTGGTGGTGACGCTTCTTACAACAAAGACCGCACTGTTAAGACTTATAGCTTACCTCTGTCTTATTTCCGTCACCGCGACTCAGTAACCAAGCAAGATTTCCTAGGTAAGCGTAAAGCCGGTGAAGCCAATCAGAACGACACTCTACAAAGCGTTATCGCTGAGAAGATGGTTGACATGAAAGGCCACATGGATGAAACCCATGAGTATATGATGCTTCAAGCTGTTAAGGGTAACTGTGTTACTCCTGACGGTGTTAGCATTGCTGACATGTTCACCCTGTTCGGTGAAACTCAGATCGAAGTAGACTTCCTGTTGGGTAATCCCGCCACTAACATCCGCGCTAAGTGTGCTGAAGTTAAAGACGCGATGATCAAGAACTTGAAGACTGGCGGTACTGTTAACGGTATGATCCCAGTTATCGTTGATCGTTCTTTCTTCGATAAGCTGATGAACCACCCAGACGTTGTTGAGAAGTATCTGAACTCTACTTCTAACCTGCAGTACCAAGAAGACATCTCTGACTACTACACTTGGGGTATCTCAGACATCTTCGACTTCCAAGGTCTGCGTTTCATGGTTTACAGCCATGTATTCACTAAGCCTGACGGCACTACTGAGCAAGCTATTGAAGCGGATACTGGTCACGTTATCCCTAACACTTCTCGCTCTATCTTCAAAGCTGTTTACGGCCCTTCTCAGCGTATCAACTCTGTTGGTGGTGCCGAGATCCATGCTTGGGAGAAGCAAGATCAGGATGACTTCGAGTACAACCTGATGATGGAATCAGCACCGCTCTATTGGTGTACCCGTCCTTTGTCACTTATTAAAGTTACAACCTCGAGCTAATCCTTAGTTTACGTTGTAGTAGCGCCCCTTCGGGGGCGTTTATTAGGATTATTTTTATGAAGCTTTGTACTACATGTAAAGTAGAGAAACCACTCACAGAGTTCCATAAAAATAAGTCTAAACCTGACGGACACGCTTTGCAGTGTAAGAGCTGCAAGAAAGTTGCCGTAGCTAAGTCTGGGTTCAATAAGAAGTTTAATGGCCCTAAAATACCTGCCGTATGTAACGTAAAGCAATGCACAAAATGCAAGGTAGTTAGGTCGGTTGAAGATTTCCGTGTAAGCAACAGAAGTGATTCTGGTTTTGCTTCTAGTTGTAAGCTTTGTGATAAGGATTACCGAGAAGTTACTTTTGAGCATAGACAAAGAAAAAATAAAGAGTGGCAAGAGAATAACAAAGAGTACCTTATTGAGTATAGAGCTAATTATTATAAAGACAATAGAGAAGCGCTACTCCAGTACCAAATACAGTATAGAGAAGATAATAAAGAAGAGTTAATAGAGTATCGGTCTTCTTTTTATTCAGAAAACAGGGACAGACTGCTTTGCGATAGGAGATATTACTACCAGAAGAATAAAGATAAGGTAGCAGAAAGAAACAGAGACTATCACAAACGCAACCCCCACATAAAACTAACCTCCTCTGCTAGGCGTAGGGCCACCAAATTGAATGCTACTCCTGCGTGGTTAACTGAAGAACATAATTTCATGTTGTCTTGTATTTACGAATACAGAAAAGAGATAACTGAGGCTACAGGGGTAGAGCGCCACGTAGATCATATCGTACCTCTAATTAATGATCGGGTTTGTGGGCTACACGTACCTTGGAACTTGCAGGTTATCACTGCTAAAGAGAACCTAAGTAAGTCAAACAAGTTTTAAAAGGACTCCTTCGGGAGTCCCTTTGTCTTACCTGTCTCCTGTAGAAATATAAGACAAAGCAACCGAGACAGGACAGTCTCACCAACAAGGAAAGTCAAGTATATGGCAACCACAAGTTTTATTGTAGATAGCACCGCTTATGTAGAAATCTCTACCACAGGCACTGCCCTAGTCACCAATGAGAGTTCAGACCACCTAAGAATCCGTTTTGCTGCCGCCCTCCCAGCAGCAAATGTTAGCGGGTATTTAACTTTGAAGCCAAACCAAGGTCTAGTTCAAACTGACGATATCCCAACAGGAAACATCTACGCCCGCGCCGATAAAGAAGGTTACGCAGCTAAAGTAACCGTATCTTAAGGGGAGCTACATGCAACTCATAAATACAGGTTTACTTGATTGGTTGATTAACCCAGAAGCACTTCTAGTAAAGGGTATACCTCCTACACCAGAAGCCTCTTTATACGTTAATCACTTACTTGCTGGGGGAGCTGCCTCTGGCCCTGTAGACGGTAACAACCCCCCAACAGCACACCAAATAGGTTTTAATACAGTAAGTAGCTTCCCAGAGGATCAACAGAATACAGCATTTAAGTGGATACTTAATGATGCAAAAGAGTCTGGCAGGTCATTCATGCAGTATGACCTTGCTGCAAACAACCCTTCCCTAGAGGTTGGCTCTACTTACGTTTTCACGGTGATTGTGAAGTCAGACGTAACAACTCGCGCAGTTACTGTTTCTGGCCCAACAAACATAACCGTCAATGAAATTACGTTCCAAGCACAAGCTGGAGTTAATACCACCTTAGAGGTTGAGTTAACGGTTAATGATGTTGGCTATGGTGGTTCCCTCCGCTATGGCGTTGGTGTAACCACAAACAGGGAAGAGCGTATGGAGGTTTATGCTCCTAAGCTGGTAAAAAAGCCTAGCACAGGCGGGGAGTTCACTGCTGAGTTCACCGCTGAGTTCACTTAAAAAGGTCGATGGAATATGACAAATAGAACAGATGCGCAGGCCGGCTTAGATGCTCAGTCTGCATTAGATGGAGCCACTGACACTATTACCCCGTCAGGGCAGGTGACAACAACTCTACAGCCTTTACTTGATGGCGCATTAATGCAAGATGAGGTGCCAGTAACTTCAGTCAATACAAAGACTGGTGACGTTGTTGTTGACGGTACAGAAATCGAGCTTATCGCTACTGGTGGTGTTAGTGTCACTCAGGCTATTAGTGATTTAGATGCAGAAAAGGCAGAGCAGTCAGACTTAGACTTAACTAATGGTCAAGTCCTAACCAACACAACAAATATAACAACCCTAGATGACAACAAGACCGAAACCGTTAATGGTAAAACGGGCAAGGTTCTTGAGATTTACGGTACAGATATTGAAACCTCTACAGGTTCTGGTGTATCTGTCACCGGAGCGTTGAATGACCTAACTAATGAGTTAGATTCAAAGCTTGCGTCTGTTGTTGGCGGCACAGACATCACCATCGACAATACAGACCCAGCCAACCCTATTATTAATTATGCCGCATCTGACCCGCTTGATTATGTTCTAGTTGGCGACAATGTGAGCCTGCTGGTTAATGATGCTGGGTATGCCACGGCTGAAAATACCATGTCGTCAGCTTGGGAAAACCCCTTTGACGATTACACGGTGCAGCCAACGGATAATCGAATAGATGGTTTTCCTGACTTGGGTACGCCGAGTGATGCGGTTTACACAATGCTAACGCCAGCCTCATACCCTGCAACATGGTCATGCAATATCTAC